GCAAGTTATAACGACTACCCTAAAGGTGCTAGCGAGAACGCAGAGAGGGCTATAGTAGAGAACGAAGAGCGAGGCAATAAGTGCGCAACGCAGACGGGTAAAGTAAGAGCGCAACAATTAGCCTCACGTCGTAATATTACTTTTAAAACAGTTAAGCGTATATATAGCTATTTATCTAGGGCTAAAACTTATAATACTGGCAATTATAACGATTGCGGTACTATATCTTATAACTTATGGGGTGGCGACGTTATGCTAAGATGGGCTAAGCGTATTGTAAAAGCCGAAAACGAAACAAAATAAACTTTTGTATATATTACTATAGAAATAAAAAGTAACTCGTTAAAAACGTATTAAAAATGGATTTAAAAGAAAGAATTAAAGTAGCTCTAGGATTAAATGACGAGAGCGAAGTAACTAAAGAGGTAAACCTTATGTACGAGGACAAACTAGCAGACGGTACTATTATAGTATCAGAGGCGGACGAACTAGCGGCGGGCGTACTTTTAAATATCTTATCAGAGGACGGCGTACAGACGCCACTACCAGAGGGCAACTACTCGTTAGAGAGCGGCGTAACTTTTAGCGTAGACGCTGAGGGTATCGTAACAGAAGTAAACGAGGCAGAAGAGAGCGAAGAGGTAGAAGAGTCAGTAGAAGAGGTAGAGATGAGTAACGAAGAGGCTATCTTATTAGAAGTTGGCACAGTAGTAAAAGAATTATTAGAAGAGGTTAGAAACGATATAAGCAGACTAACGGCAGAGTTAGACGAGGTTAGAGGTTTAAACTTATCTAAAGACGAAAATATAGCGGAGCTATTAGACGAAAATACTAACTTATCGGCACAAGTAAAAGAGCTTAACGAAAGCCCTGCTACTGAGCCTTTAAAAGTATCTAAGTTTAACTCAGTTAAAAAAGAGGTAACGCCTACCGAATACAACAAAATGACGGCGAGACAAAAATATATGTATAATTTTAATAAAAATAACTAAAAAATGGCAATAGCAATTACTAACAGTACTTACGCAGGCGAACACGCAGGCTTGTACATTTCGGCGGCTTTAAAACAAGCTCGCACAATGGAGTTTTTAACAATCAGAGAAAACATTAACTACAAAGAAGTAGTAAACAAAGTAGCAGGGGCTAACTTAATTAAAGACAGAAGCTGTAATTTTGATGAGCAATCGGCTACATTAACTTTAACTGAGAGCGTTTTAGAGGTAAAACCTTTACAAGTAAATATTGACATTTGTAAAAAGACTATGCTATCTGACTGGAGCGGGCAGCAAGAGGGCGACTTTGTAGCTTACGCTACGTCTTACTTAGCGGCATCTATTGCAGACGCTACTGAATTAGCTATCTGGCAAGGAACGGCAGGAGGTAACGGCTCTTTTGCAGGTATTTCGGCTACGGGTATGGCTACTAGCTCAGCATCAGCAGCTTACTCAGCAACTAACATAATCGCTAACTTAGGGCAATTAGTTGCGGATATTCCTGCTAACGTATATATGGCAGACGATTTATATATCTTTATGAATAAGAAAACTTATCGTTTTTACATTAACGCTATTTCGGCTTTGTCGGCTTTCCCTTTCAACAATATGGGGCAGTACGAGCCAGTATTTGAGGGTGTTAAAATTGCGGTAGTTTCAGGCTTACAAGATAACGTAATGTACGCAGGGCAAAAATCTAACTTTTACTTTGGTACATCTTTAAGCTCAGACTTAACAGAGATTAGAGTACTAGATATGGCTAACCTAGATGGGAGCGATAATATTAGGCTAGTAGCAAAATATACGGCGGGCTGCCAAGTAGGAGTTGCTGCTGACTGGGTAAAACAATCATAAATTAATAACTGCTAAGAGGTAGGGGCTAAAGCCCTTACCATCTAAGCACCTAAAACTAAAAATAATATGGCTTGCGAATTAACAAAAGGGCGTAGCTTAGACTGTAAAACTAGTACGGGTGGTATTAAAGCGGTTTACTTTGCTCAATTATCAGATTTAGTACTAACAAACATAGAGGCGGGCGTAATTAGCGATATAGAATTTGCTAGTGGTGCGACTACGGCTTTATATAAATATATTTTGCCAAGAGGTACGGGCTCTTATACAGAGACTTTAACGGGTAGCTCAGAAAACGGAACTTATTTTTATGAGCCTACTGTAAATATTATGTTACACGCTATTACGTCGGCTGACCAAAATGAGATTAAATTACTAGCTCAAAATAGGCTTGTAGTATTTGTAGAGCTTAACGCTAGACTATCTACGGGCGGGCATAATACTATACTTTGCTTAGGTGGCGAGAATGGCTTAGAGCTTACAACTGGAACGGGTGCAAGTGGTGCGGCTTTTGGAGATATGAGCGGGTACAATCTTACCTTTGGAGGTATGGAGCGTTTTCCTTTATCTGTAGTAGCTGACTATACTAGTACGCCTTTCGATAACTCAGCGTTTAACGGTGGCTCAGCTATAACTATAGTAAATAGCTAATTAGTGAATAACTAAAACATATCTAATAAAAGAGGGCTTTTAGCCCTTTTTTTTTGGTATAATCGAAATAAAAGCGACTATTTTATATATTATAATATGATAAGGTTAAATAAAACTAGTACGGGTACACAAAGTAACACTATAAAACTTAGCCTTAATAGTAAAAGGCTTTACGATATCAGTATAACATCTTACTTTTTTATAAAGGTAGTTAATGATATGACTAAAGACGAGCAATTTGTATACCCTACAGTAGCTAGTACGACGTCTAGGTATGTTACTTTTACTTTTACAATGGTAGATAGTGGCGCTAGTGCCTCACAGTTTAGGTTTACGCACGAGGGTTATCATACTTATACAATGTATAACGTAAGGCTTAACGATTTAACTAGCGACGATACTTTAACAAGTGCCGATATATGCGAGCAGGGTAAACTATACTTTAACACTACGCTACAAGAAGAGGTAAGTTATACACAATATACGCCTAATAGTGCAAATAACGATAACATATTAAACAATAACACAGTATATTTAAAAATATAAAAAATGAGCTATAAAAATAATACACAACTTTTAAGAGAGCAACTAGGTAAAGAGGGAGCAGTAGATATATTTACTACCGCAGCACAAACAGAGAGCTTTTACGCTATACAATTTCTTAACGAAAGCGTTATAACTAATTGCACTATTACGGGAGCAAGTAACGACGCAGGCTTAGACGGTAAAACAATGCCCGCAGGTACTGTAATTTTTGCACCGTTTACGGCGATAACTTTAACTAGTGGTTTAGCTATCGGATATAAAAACTAAAAGTATGTTTTTAGCACAAGCTTTTAAAATACAAAGTAGAGTAAGTACGGCGGCTATTAACTTATTAGATATAGCAGGATTACAGTTATGGCTAAAAAGAGATACGGGTATAACTCAATCGGCTGCGGGCGTTTCTGAGTGGACAGATTCAACTACTAACAATAACGACGCAAGCCAAAGTAGAGACGGCAATAAGCCCGCTTATACGTCGGGCGGTAAAATTACTTTCGACGGCGTTAATGATACTATGATTTTAGACAATCAAATAAATCTAGGAGCTTTTACCATTTGTATAGCTATGAATCCAGACGAAACGGGAACGCTAACAAATGACGCCCCACTAGGTAGAGCGGGTAACGACGTAATTAAACTATACAGAGCAGGTGACGACGAGCGTATAGCTATAAAAGCTAACGGGGTGCAATCAGAAATTAACCCTATGAGCCAAGCGTTTCCTACATCGCAATTTTTACTAACTTGCATACGTAACGCTGCGGGGCTTTTTACGGTACGTATTAACGGTACGCAAGTAGGGGCAGTAGCTACTACTATTACAAATTTATTCGACGTAACGCAAATAGGTAGCGGCGACATTTCTAATACTCAATTTAGCGGTAACTTAAACGAGTTTGCTATATGGAACGTAGAGCTAACGGGCAGCGATTTAACTAACGCAGAAAGCGACATAATAAGCAGAAACGCAATTAATGAAAAATAGACTACTAAATATACAACTTACTAACGAGGTACAACCTAAAGTAAGAGAGATTAACGGGCTAGAGTGGGTACAATACGGCGACGGAGAATATAGAAATAACTACCCGCAGTACTTAGTAGACTTATATAACAATAGTGCAACACACGCCGCAGTAGTTAACGCTACGGCTGCTATGATAGCGGGCGAGGACTTGCTACCAGAAGAGCACGACGATTTAAGCCAATTTGTAGAGCTAAAGAAATTTTTAGGAGCTATAAACGGCAAAGAAACGGCACACGATATATTTACTAAAGTAGCTTTTGATTTAAAATTACAAGGCTCTTTTGCTTTAAATGTTATTTACTCTAAAGATAGAAGTAAGATAGCAGAGGTACACCATATACCAGTAGAGCAGCTAAGAGTAGGAACGCCCGACGAGAACGGTATAGTAAGAGACTACTATATAAGCGCGGACTGGGCACAGTATCGTAAAAAAGAGTATATGCCTAGACGTGTAGCAGCTTTTAACGCTAACGATAGACGAGAGGGCTCGCAGATATTATATACGGGCTTATACTCGCCTGCTATGGAGCTTTACCACACGCCCGACTATGTAGCAGCTACTAACTGGGTACAAGTAGATAACCTTACCTCAGACTTTCACTTAAACAATATAGCCAATGGATTTAGCGGCAGCTATTTTATTAATTTCTCTAATGGTATACCTACACAAGATGAAAGGGAACAGATAGAGAGACAGATAACTCAAAAATTTACGGGTGCTAATAATGCGGGTAAGTTTGTTTTAACCTTTAGCGACGACGCAAACAGCCGCCCCGAGATAGTACCTATACAAGTATCTAACGCAGATAAG